AAAACGAGAAAAAACATGAACCAAACACGAAAACGTACCACAGCCATCGGAATCGAGCCCGTACTTGCGGACTTTCTCGAAGACCTCAACGAAGACAAAGCGTTCCGCACCGATATAAAGATAGCAACGCAGAATTTAATAGCGCAAATAAGGAAGATGGACGAGCGTGTAATGCGTGACGCGTCCCCGGAAACAAGCGAACAACAAGTGAACATACAAATAGCATTTAGACAATGGTTAAAGACAGCACAACATACGGACGAAAACTAAAATATATTAAAACGAAATTCCCAAAACGGAACTTTTACACCATGCACGAGTTTTTCTTGGTGTGTCCGTACTCAAAAGACGAGTTGAAAATACCTAACCGAAGCCGTGACATCATGCAATGGAGACAGTTAGGAATGGCTTGGGCGTGTTTATGTGGGATGTCAATAGTCGAAGCGGGTAAGATGTTTAATAAAGACCACGCAACGGTTGTGTATAGTCAAGAAATGTTGGTCTACGCTTTAGACGGTTTTCACCCACTACTAAGCGAAAAACTACAGGACGTAATAGACTGCGTTGAGATAGCGCAACACGCGAGTAACGACCCAAACACGAACGTAATAATAGCAAGTCGACAAATCGAACGGCTGTTGAAAAAACGTTATGAAAAATTTAACCGCATTTAGGGTATAGTACTTATATTTACAGACGGTCTCTCTCCACATTATAAGACCAAGGTTATTATTTGACCCTGTATTCGATTGCGAAGTGGAGAGCGCATGAAGATACGGGGTTTTTTATGTACTAAAATTTAACAAAATGAATGAACAAAATGATTATTTAAAATTTGCTTGTAAATTGTCTATTGAAAGTAATGATGTGTTATTTGTAAGTGATGGACATACTGTTTTATTTGAAATTAGAAATGGCGAAAATGCTATGGGTGTTGGGTTGAATACTCAAGATGTCGAACAACTAATTGCTTATTTAAATAATTTTTTATGAGTGGATGGGTTAAAATACACCGACAAATTTTAGAGTGGGAATGGTACGATGATGTTAATACTTGTCGTTTGTTTTTTCATTTGCTAATCAAGGCGAACCACAAAGAACGAAACTACAAAGGAAAAGTAGTTAGTGTTGGTGAAACTTTGACTGGACTTGATAAGCTAAGTTGTGAAACTAACCTTTCAGTTCAACAAATTCGCACCTCGTTAAATAAGCTAAAATCAACAAACGAAATAACAATCAATTCTACCTCGCAAGGTACTGTGATTAAAGTAGTTAACTACGAAAAATATCAAGTAGTAACAAACGAACCAACAAACGAGCAACAAACGAATAACAAACGAGTAACAACTAACAAGAATTATAAGAAAGAAAAGAATGAAAAAAAGATAGTTGTAAACACGGATTTGTTTATTGAGTGGTTTAATAATATGAAACTTAAATATAAAGGAGTTGAAGGTAAATTTAAGAAGTTAGACAAGACCGATTTAAATAACCTTATACAACTAAAAGAAAGTAATTATTCAAGTGCTGAATTTGAACACGCATTTAAAGCGATGTGTAACTCACAATGGGTTAATGATAACAATATGGTAACTCCTTCGCATTTTCTTCGTAACGAAAACTTTGATAAATATGTTAACACGGATTTACCAACCAACAAATTTAAAGTAGCATGGGATTAGAAGGATTTAAAATAACGCAACCCGACGATGTATTTAACCAACTCAAAACCTACCGAGATAAATACCACGAAAAAGGTAAGTATTTAGGATTTGAAGGGTTAGATAAACATTACTCCATGCAGTTGGGTAATTGTACGGACTGGACGGGCTTCCCTATGAGCGGTAAAACTCAGGTGTTAATGGAGATGTTGGTTAACGCTTCGATGTTTTATTCGTGGAAACACCTTATTTACTTTCCTGATGTGGGTAACAATGTCGAAATTATTGCAGACCTATTGCACAAAAAGACGAGCAAGTCATTTGACCCTAACAAGCCAAATACGATAAGCGACAAAGAAATCGAAAGTAATCTTGAATGGGTGCTATTTCACTTCAATGTGTTAACGAAAACCGATGTCAAAGCAAAACTTACACCAATGGCATTTTGGGACTATGGCGCAGAACTCAAAAAGACGGTAGGACTTGAAACCGCAAGTATAGATAGTTGGAAAGATATGAACCACCCATACGATGAGTTTGGAGGTTATGCGACTTATTTGGAGTATGTCCTTCCGTACCGAAATCATATTGCCGAAGAAAACAACTTACACCTTCATACGATTATTCACCCTAAACTAACCGAGAAGGAAAACGGAAAACGCAACCCTCCCGGTCCTTATGACTTGAAAGGTGGTTCGGAGTGGTTTAATAGTGGCAAGTGCATGATAACCGTACACCGACACGATGTAATGGAAAACAAGGCGACAATTATTTTCAATAAGATTAAGCCCCGTTCGGTAGGTTCGATTGGTGAAATAGAACTATTTTTCGACTTGAACTCACTTACTTACTACGAACTGGACGCAGTTAACCCGAGCGACATGAAAAAGCGTTACGCATCACCAAAAGGTCAAACGATAAGTAGTAAATTAGTGCCTGAATTGAACTTGATTATACCACCAACAAACCCATACATTAACGATTTACCCTTCTAACATGAAAGAACTTGACATTTTAACCGCTCAAATAAACCTCCGCACCCTTGACCAAGCGTTAACGATGAGCATTGAGGACTTGAAAGCGAAACATACGCACCGAGTTGACTTAATTAAACCAATGGAAACACGACAAATGGAACTCAAAGAAGCTATGTTAACCTTCTACCGAGTATGCGAAGACCACAAGCAAGTAATTAAGAAGTACTATTCGGTTTATGAAGAGAATTTGAGATTGAGAAACGAAAACACGGAATTAAAGAAATTGTTATGAAGACCTGCAAACGATGCAAAGAGCAATTTACTGCCTATCGAACAACGGACAAGTACTGTTATGTGTGTTCAAAGACGGAACAAGCCCTAAAAAACCTCGCAAAGATTAAAAAGGACAAGGTCAAAAAGGCGAAGGAAGACCTTTTAACGACTTCGGACTATCTTAAATTGGCTCAACAAGTGTTTAATAAATGGATAAGGTTACGCGACGCAGACCAAGGTTGTATAAGTTGTGGAAATCCACTCGGAACGAAATATGATGCGGGGCACTTTTGGAGTGCAGGAGGTCACTCAGCGGTGCGATTTAACCATGACAATGTACACGCTCAATGTGTTGCTTGTAACCAACATAAACACGGGAACTTAATAGCGTACCAAAAAGCACTAATAGCTAAAATAGGGTCACAAAAGTACTATGAACTGGAAGAACGGGCATACGACACGCACAAATGGGAAAAGGAAAACCTTAAGGAATTGATTAAAACCTACAAAAAGAAGATTAAAGATGAAAATTACAGATAAGCTAACAATAACGAATGAAGACAATATGCAGTTAATGTCTCGTTACCCTGATAATTATTTTGAACTTGCTATTGTTGACCCTCCGTATGGGATAGATATAACTTCACAATGTATGGGCGGAAGAAAAACAGTTAAACCAAATAAAAGTAAAAATTGGGATAATGAAACACCAAAAAAGGAATACTTTAACGAATTGTTTAGAGTTAGCAAAAATCAAATAATCTGGGGAGGTAATTATTTTAAACTTCCAGTTAGTAGGTATTTTTCAATTTGGGATAAAGGAGAGTCAATGTACGGTAGGGACTTTGCAGAATGCGAGTTTGCTTGGGTAAGAAATGGGGGTACACGAATATATAAATTAAACCCAAATCAATTAGAACGAATACACCCAACACAAAAACACGTAGCACTTTACAAATGGCTTTTAGACAAGTACGCAAAAGAAGGAGATAAGATTTTAGACACCCACCTCGGAAGTGGAAGTATAGCCCTCGCTTGTCATGACTACGGCTTTGAATTAACGGCTTGTGAGTTAGATACTGAGTACTACGAAAAGGCGGTTGAGCGAATTAAAAACCATGTAGCTCAACAAAAATTGTTTTAAGTGTGTTGCGTATTAAAAATAAGACTATAATTGCATAAACCAAAAAACAAAAGAACATGAAAAAAGACGAAGTAAAAGAAGAAGCGGTTAAGGTATCAGGACTATACCCAAAACTACACGCAGCCAAGCAGAAAATCGGCAAGGTAGTGAAGAACGCTAACAACCCCCATTTCAAAAAGTCGTACGCTGACATTAACGCACTTGTTGAGTCAGTTGAGCCGTTGCTTTTAGAACAAGGTTTGTTACTTATACAACCAATTTCAGCTACCGGGTTAGTTAGTACGTTAATCATTGATATTGAAACTGGCGACAAAGTAGAAAGCTCAATGCGTCTTCCCGAAATACAAGACCCTCAAAAGATAGGTTCTGCGGTGACTTATTACCGACGCTATACCTTGCAGTCGTTATTGAGTTTACAAGCGGAAGACGACGACGCAAATAGCGCGAGTGCAACGGTTAAAAACACGAAGCCAACCATTACTCAGGAACGCTTTGAAAACGGACTTACTCAAATAGCCGAAGGTAAACTAACACCCGAAGCGTTTAAACAAGCGTTGAGTGGTTACCAGTTAAATGATTTACAAACTAAAGCACTTTTATTGTTATGATTATTCGTTGTTCATCACTTGGAAAATTAATGACTTCACCCCGTACAAAGGGTGAGGTCTTATCTCAAACTGCCAAAACATATCTTAAAGAATTAGCCATTGAAAACACGCTCGGTATTCGTAAGGAGTTTTCGTCACGCTACACAGACAAAGGTAACATTCAAGAAAACTACGCTATTGAAATGGCTTCCCGTGTTCTTGGTTTGCCTTTCGCACTTAAAAACGACCAATACTTCGAAAACGACTTTATTAAAGGCACTCCCGACCTTATTCTTGAAGACGAAATCGTAGACATTAAATGCTCTTGGGACGGCACTACGTTCCCTTGGTTTGAAGATGAGTTACCAAATAAAGACTACTATTGGCAGATGGTTGGGTACTGTTGGTTAACAAACAAGAAACGCGCACGAATTGTTTACTGCCTTGTTGACACGCCCGAAGACATCGTACAAGACGAAATTAGACGCACTTCTTGGAAGAAGTTTGAGATTGACGTAACGGAAGAAACCGAAACTGAGGTACGAGCAAAACACGAATTTAGCCACATAAGCGAAAATAAGCGCGTTAGAACGTTTTTAGTGGAGTTGAACGATGCAAATATCGAACAAGTCAAAGAAAAGCTGTTAGAAGCGAAGAAATACTATGACGAATTGATTGAACGATTGTAAACGAAAAGAGCATTATAATACACTTTTGATATGAAAACAGATAGAATAGTTATTCAGGTCTTGCACCAAATCGCGGAACGTAGCGAGAAGGGACTTGAGAAATACGGAACTAACCTCGAAAGAACTGATTTAGAAACCTTAGACTGGTTACAACACGCACAAGAAGAAGCAATGGACTTATGCCTATATTTAGAACGAATTAAAGAGCAAATCAAAAACAAACAGTTATGAGTTACGAACACAAAGCAAACACGGGTACACTTTTCCCAAACAACAAAAAGGCGGACAATCACCCAGACTACAAAGGGAAGATTAAGGTAGGTGAAGTTGAATACGACCTTGCAGGATGGCTAAAAGACGGAGCTAACGGTAAATTTCTTTCGTTGAAGATTAGCGAGCCGTTCCAACCTGCACCACAAAGCACCACCGAGAAGATTAACAACTCAACTGGAATTCCTTTCTAATGAGAGTGGGAGAATTAACGAACCTTAACGGCTTTCTTCGGGAGGTCGTTGGGGAACGTCTCGAAGTTGAAAGTATGAGGTATTTTTGTAGACGATCAAAAGTACAATGTAGTCAAGTCAAGAAGTTACTAAACAACGAAGGCGGACTAAACACGACAACCGTAGAACGAATAGCACACGCACTAATAGATAGCAGATATGAAGCAGACAGCAGTACAATGGTTGGTTGAGCAAATATTAACCGAAGTACAAAATTATAAAGATGGTGACATTGAAAATGAATCAGAGCCATTTAAGCATGAATATGTAAATAAATACATCGGTATGGTGGACTTGAGTGAATTCGTGATTAAAGCACTTGAGATAGAGAAAGAGCAAATTGAAAATGCTTTTAATTACGGACAATTTGACTTAGGTATGGAAGCACAAGAATACTACAAAGAGATTTATGAAGCGCAAACCAACTGACAAAAACCATGTCAAATATCGGATGCGAAGACGGACTAAAACCGATTTATACCGATTTATCTTTCAATTACCAGCTTTCGAGCGACTGAACCCCGAAGAGTAACGGGGTTTTTTTGTTGGTTAAAAAATAATTGTATCTTTGACTAAAATCTAATCAAATGGAATACGTTTTTTTAATTGCTTTAGGATGGTTTATTCAGGAATTTGAGCCGTTTAAATACTTTGCTGACTGGGTGTATAGTAAACTTAAGCCTAACAACCTCATCGAATACGTTTTCGGCTCGTTGGAGTGTTGGCAATGCTGCACGTTTTGGTCTGCACTTGCTTTGACTTGGTCGTTTGAAAAGGCGGTTGTTGCCTCATTCATTACTTTTGTCCTACAAATGCTACACGAAGGATGGATGCGCAGGAAGTAAGCCTATTTGAAACCCTATACGACGAGTTTAAGATCGGAAGGGAGACGTGGAGGGAAAGA